ATGGATCTGAAAATAATTTTTTCTCACTCTTTAGATATTCTTTAATTAAAGTGTCTTCAATAATTTGCTCTGGTTTTCCTGTCAACGGAGTAGCAACTCTTGCCCCTTCATTGACAAGTGCTTCTGCAGAAATCAAACCAAGTGTATAGTGCTGTTTTTTCTCTTTGACAAATCTATTCGCTACCTTCCAAACTCTCAAATCATAAGTTTGATCATCAGCATCCGTAGCATTTTTAATAACATCAGTCAGTGTTATTGTTATTTTCTCGCCTCCAGAATATTTGATTAAATTAAATGCTCCAGCAGAATCAACTATGACAAGACTTCCCATCACAAATGGCGATGTTACTTTCTCACCATATGTAAAGGATGCGACTAGTCCAGTAATATTGTACGTATTACCAGTCTTATCTTCAACTATGACCTGTTTTAATTTAAAAGATCTAGATTGTTGTAATTCTGCCATTTATTCTAATCCTTTTAAGAATATATCCCAAGTTTGCTGTGGTGTTTGATTCTTGGGAGCGGGTGTTGGTTGTGGTACTGGGACCAGTCCCATTCCCTGAGCAACTGATGCTTCAAATGATGCTGTCAATGCATCCAATTGTGCCTTTGTTACCTGTCCAGACTTTGTTGCTTGCTGCAATTCTGGAGACATGTTGCCCAATTCAAAAATACTTGCTCCTCTGTTTGGAGCAGCAAGATCTCTGAATCCTCGTTCAAATGCACCGTAATTTTTTGCATAGTGTTGCTCAATTCTATTTAACTCACCAACAGGAACAATAACACCCCTGCCACTTCCAGATCCAGACTCCATAGATGCATCCATGTGAATTTCAAGGATTTCATATCCTTCGCCCTCTTTTTTCTTATACCATGCTTTTTGCTTATTAAATCCTTCTTCGGTATCTTCAAACATAGAATCTAAATCCATATATTGAACATTTGCGTTTGGATATTTCTTCTTCACATTAGCATATGCATTCATTGCCAGTTTCTTAACAAGTTCTTTTTCGCCAGGGGCACCACCACCTGATGCATGACCAGGAACAATTAAGAAACCTTTATCACCAACACCAGATGTAGAACCAAAATCTCTATTCCCCATCTGTCCTTGGGTTCCTAGATTGCCCCCACTAAGATTTTGAGGTCTATTTTGCTGTTCTGTGACTTTTACATCTCCACCACCTCTAATCAAATCATTAGCATAAGGCATCGGATCCATGAGTCCAGAAACATATGCTGTTCCAGAATTATAACCCGTTCCCAAATCTAAGTGCAAGTGTGGTCCAGTGCTTAAACCAGTATTGCCAAGTTTTCCAATAACCTTTGTGGACCCATCATCTTGTTTTCCAACCATATCACCTTTACTGACACTAACGCTATCAAAGTGTGCCATTTTTACAATCTCACCAGTGTCTGTCTTAATAACAACAAAGTTTCCATACCCAGCATTTTGGTTACCTGGATCATTAGAATCTCCAATAATACCAACATCAATCACTTTTCCTTTTGGCAAGAATGAAATAGGAGTTCCTTGAGTAAATCCTGGTCCAGCAATATCAAGTCCACTATGTCCACTAGGATTTTTACCAGAACCCAAACCATCTTTGACGCCAAAACCTCTACTGATGTTTGCTTGTGTTACTTTTGCTCCACCAACAGCGGTCATACTTGGACCTCTGTATGCACCACCTCCAACCAAATTCCTTAAACCACTCATAAGATCTTGCTGTCTATCTCTAAAATAATTTCCAATACTATCAGGAAGATTCATGAGGTAGGATCCAATTTGATCAAATACGTATTTTAATCCATCTGTAAATGCTTTGACACCACCTTTTTTAAAGAAATATGTATCAAGTCCCCCCGTTATTTGATCAACAAGTTCTGGTTTATTTTTCTTATCAAACTTAAGATGTAAAGTATGCCACTCTCTCCAAAAATTCATGTCGAGTGGTTTTGCACCCATTTCCCTCTTTAGTTTATCATTCTCAAATTTGCTAATTTTAGAACCAAGCCAATCATCTCCTTTAATGACGCCACCCTCAGCAAATTGTGGAGTCTCATTTTGCATTTCACCAACATCTTTCGCCATCAGGGCAGCATCAATACCTACAGATACTGCTGTTCCAACACCAGGAACGGTGCTAGCAGCACCAGAAGCAACCTCACCAAGTGCTCCAACCCAATCTCCTTTCATTGCTCTTTCAATACCAAAAGCAATACCAGCAACAGCACCTAGAATTGGAACCTTCTTAATTGCAAGTTTACCAATGCCCTTCGCTGCTATTTTAGCAGCACCTTTCTTCAATGTTTTCTGTGCTATTTTTTTACCGATTGGTCCTAATGCTCTTCCAGTTATACCTCGGGCAATTTTCTTGCCAAACATTCTTTTTGCTCGCATTCTAGCGAGTCGCGCTGCTGCTCTGGGATTTCTCAATCCTTTATCCATGCCACCAGCAGGACCAAATACATCTTTCAATCTACTGCCTGGTGCTGACATACCAGACTTCATCTGTTTTGCTTTACTTAATGCTTTTGAAATAGCATTGCTTGCTTTTGCATTTTGCGCTTCACTTCCAGATTCTTCTAATTTAGATGCCGCATCGATAGCATCTTGTTTTAATTTGTTAGATTCATCTTCAGCAATCTTCTTGATAGTATCAGTTTGATTACCGATTGCTTTTGTGACACTGTTAATAATATTAGTAGTCTTGGCAAAGACACTACCAAGTAACATTTTTTGATTTTCTAGTGCATATACTGCTTGAGGACTTCCTCCACCAGTGCCAACAAATGAAGTTATATTTGCTAGTTGTTTCTCCAATCTTTGGAAAGTAGATAGCATACCAACAGTAAGTCTGGTATTTCTTACTGGCAAAGGTTTCTTTTCAGTAGGTCCACCAGGACCAAGAGGACTACTGGAAGAAGTAGGAATGGTTCCACCAGAAGATGAACGTGTTACTGACTTTGGTGTAGGTGCTGCTACATCATCACCATAATCAAAACCACCACGGAATCTAGATTCAATAGATCCAAGAGGATCTCTTCCCATTGGTGGGTTTTTTTCAAAATAACCTCTAGTTCTGGCAATACGATCTCCACCAAAATTTGATCCTAATGCTCTCTTAAAAAAGTACCCTTTACCAATACCCGCTTCATCTAAAGAAGTATCTTGATTTTCTGCTCGTTCTTCTGCATACGCACGTTCCTGACGTGCCATTAGAGCAGCATTCTTTGTCCTATTTCCTATTGCAGAAGCAATATCACCAAGGAGAGATCCACTAAAAGATCTTGTATCTGTATATCCTACGTTACCTGCTGCCATGATTATTGACCACTAGGATGAGATGGAGTAAACGAAAAACCACCAAACTCATCAAAAGACATTCCAGTCAAGTTTGATGATTCTTGACTAGATCCAGCACTATATTGAGGGGTTGCTGATGGAAGTGTAAATGCAGACATTGGAGATGCCATTTGCTGCGATTGAGATTCATTATAGTTGGCCAACTCCAAGAATGATCCCTTAAATCCTGGCACAATAGACTCCATGAGATCAAGATTTTTCCTTTGCTCAGGAGTTACTGGTCCAGGTAAACTAGGTCCAGGTTCTGATTCTGGTTCATTCTGAGTAACTGCATTTAGATTACTCAAATCAGAAGGTTTATACCCAATAGGAGATGACATGAATGCGTGGTCATTGTCCGTATTAACTGCAGGAGCATCCTTAAATGGTTTATTATCACTTAAGTTTGGATTGTAGAAACTATCAGCAACAGCAACCATCGTAGCATCAGCTTCCGATTTTCCACTTTCAACCAAATTTTTCTTCACTTGTTCTGGGTTTAAACCACCACCAGATATTGCTTGTGACAATGCCTCAGTTCCTTGATCTGCAGTAACTTTGTCAAAACTACCATCTCGCATTGGTTGGTATTGATCTTTTGCTCTGATTACATCTGATATGGTAACCTCGTCTTTTGTTTTACCTTCGATACCCCATTTCCCTGGAGCAACCTTACCAGATTTAATTTGACGATATCTATTGAGGATTGAATTTAGAACCAATGCTCTACCTTCTTTATCCCCTGCTTCTGCAGCAACAATTCTACCAAGATCAGAAATTTCACTTTCACTAAATCCCTCAAGACTTATTGGTTCTAGAGATCCTGGTGGTGGCGGATCTCTTCGGGGATCATCTTGTCCTCCGCCAAACAAACTCTTAATAGAATCCCATAACTTTTTACCCAGTTCCATCCAACCATTTGGACCATTAAAGAACTTCTTATTACCATCAGCATAGATGTTATTGAAGAAATCGCGATTTTTCTTCATAACTTGCAACTCTGCTTTTGCTGATTGTCTAAAGATATCAGGAGACATTGGAATAATTGCCTCGCTCACTCCTGGTGCGGTATCACCAACAATAACATTTTTACCACCACCGCCAGGAATCGATGCTCCATCCCTAAATTTTGGTCTTCTTCTTGGATCATTATAAAATGAGTTTGGACCAGTAACCTGATCATATCTCGATGTTGGAGCTGTCATTCCTCCATCCAATGCACCAAACATCATCATAGCACCCGCAGCTGGTCCAATAAGACCACGACCCATACCACGCACCATTCCACCGCCTTTCATTCTCATGAGGCGTCTGAGTGCCCTTGGATTAGTTCTCTTTCCACGCGCCAAACCTCTCCCCGAGAAGAGATCGAACATACCACCTAAAAGACCACCCCAGAATCCACCACCTTCACCTGCTTTACCAAGTTTTTGAGCAGCGGCGTTTCCTACTCCACCGTCTGCTCCCTCAGCACCTAACTCTTCTGCTGCTCTATTCGCTTTATCTTCTGATTTTTCTTCTGCATCATTTTTAGCCTCAGCACCATCTTTGATTGCCTTGGTTTGTTTTTCCGTCATTCCTAAGAATGAAGACAGCGCAGCATGTATTCCTGTAAAACCAGCAACTATTGCTTTTGAATTCTGAGATACTAAACTTGCAACTTCTCCATCTTCGCCCTCACCAGAGCTCATCTTCTGCTCTAGTCGAGTCATTTGAACTTCGACTCCAGCTAGAGAAGATGCAATTTTTTCATTTAATTGCTTATCTTCTACTGGAATAGCGTTTTTATCTTTCCCACCACCAAAAGATCTGGTATCTGTTGTTCCAGATGTACCGCCGCCAAACATTGGCGACTTTGCCATCATCTTATCTTTGTCTAAGGTATCATCCTTAAACTTAGCAGCATCACCTAGAACATCAGCATATCGCCTATCATAGGAATACAGATATTCTGGTGCTTTGGGTCCTTGTAGAGGTCTAGCACCCTTAATTAGACCTTCTTTTGATGCGTAGCCGAATCCTGCACTAAATCTAGATTCTCTTGTTCCTGTTGGGTCTCTTCTTGCTGGAGGGTCGCTATCAAAGTAACCTCTTGTCCTAGCAATACGATCTCCACCAAAATTTGATCCTAATGCTCTTTTGAAGAAATATCCTTTTCCATATTCCTTATCAAATTCTTGTTGAGTGACACCATCATTGCGCCCACCCACATTTAATTCTTTCGCAGCATTAGCACGCTCAGCACGCGCCATCTGCATCGAATTTCCGACACGATTTTTGATCCCACTAGCCATGTCTCCTAAGAGGGATCCGCTAAAAGCTCTAGTATCAGTGTATCCGACGTTACCTGCTGCCATTATTTGCTATTCTCTTGCTCCTGTCGTAACTTTTCAATATGTTGAAGCAGTAGCGAAGTGTATACCTGGCGTTCCCAAGGCATCCAATTTTCAATCTCCGTCAAAGAGTATTTATGATGCTGCATCAAAGCAAAGTTAGTTTTATAATACCCCTCCAAACTATTATGGAAGAGTGCTACCCGAAAAAATTTTGTAGGCCCTCAATTGTATACGTTGACTCTAAACCAGTGTTTGGATTTCTAACGGTAAAACTATGTGATAGTTTTGGTGCTGTTTCAAAAAATTCTTGGATTTTTTCAAATTGCTGAGTTGTCAATCCATCGACAAATTGTCGAAATTCTTTCTTTGTTGTTGTAGATGAATCATATACTTCTTCGCCTTGAAAAATCTGATCAATAGATTCTGCAATAATATCAAAGATATCGTCAGTTGACAATTGCGACCCAGATACAGAATTTTGGACAAATCTGTCAAATCCAGGATATCGCATAATCAATCCAGTTTCATCTGTGAGCATAATTTTGTTACTATGTCCTTCTGGGAATTCAACCTCTACATTGTTAAGATTGAGATTATATTTTATTTTTGTTTCATTATCATCTAGACATGTTACCTCCATTTCGACTACCTCACCAACGGAAGCAGCACGAATTTTGAGGAAAATGTACTCTAGGTCAAAAGTAGATAAATTCTCTAATTTGATTCTTGAGGTGATACAAGATTTTAGCAAGTTTTTTACTGCTACCTCAATTGCTTTCTCATCCTCTCCTTCAAGTGCCAATAATAAGACTTTTTCTTCTTTTACGAGAAAAGGACGATATTTAATTGTTTTTCCAGTAGAAGGAACCTCCAACTCATAAGTTGGCAGGTCAAGGGTTGGCAAAGCCATGATAATTACTCCATTTCGTAATAATATTTAGTGCGACTTTTTTAGTCAAAAATTAGAAGAAAAAATTTTCCCCCTTTTATGGAATTCAAAAATTAATTTTGCTACGCTATTGTATTACTCTGTCTAAGTGTAGTTCCAGACAAGGTGCCTGCACCAACACCATTATTTGTTCTGATGTATAGTTCAGATCTTGTCTGTTCGGTTGGGATGCTAGGAACATCTACTTTCTTTCTAACATTCCCCTCACTGAAGTTTGTTGAGTCACTGAGTTTATTTGCATATGAATGGTGCCTGCTGTACTGGAATGTGGCAGTAACTCTAGTTAATTGAGAATTTCCATATGATAGAGGCACAGCATCAATAGAAATAGGAAATGCTCTTTCCATTACATAGGTAATTGATGGTCTCCTGGATTCCTCAGTTTGTCCCATCTCAACCTTTGTAATTTTTACCTCACAGCAATAATTATCTGGATATGCAATATTAATTGCTCTATTGTTAGCAGAATTTTCATTACTTGATGACGGAGCACTCATATTCTCAAGATTTTTACCAGAAAGAGGTGCTGATGCAGAACCTTGACCAATTACAACATTATGCCAAGAAGTCAAAAACTTTAGAGGAGTCATATTTGCATCGCACATCCAACCCATTTGAAACTCAGTATAAACTGGAGTATGTGCATATGCAACTGTTCCCATACCAGTATATCTACCAGTAAGTTGACCAGTCATGGTTCCTACATTAGGTAGTTGCGCTTCATCACAAAAATATTTGAAAATATAATCATCAGAATTTGTGCTAGTAATATAGTCGTCAAGACTATTGGAAACATCTGACGTAAAAGTAAACTGCACATCATACTGATTGGAGACAGACATGCCGCCTCTCTTACTCATTTCTTGTATGAATCTACTGACTGACACGCTAAATACCTATGTTGGTCCAACTATATTTATGGCGTACTCAGGATTGTATAAACCCACTAATCCTGGCAAGTATCGTGGAAATCCAACTCGTGTTATCTATAGATCATTATGGGAACGAAAGTTCATGGTGTTCTGTGATAATAACCCCTCGATAATAGAGTGGGGGAGCGAAGAGGTAATTATTCCTTACCGTGCTCCCGATGGTAGAGTGAGACGATACTTTCCAGACTTTTACATCAAAGTAAAAGAAAAAAGTGGTAAGTTAACCAAATATATTATCGAGATTAAACCCAAGAAACAAACAAACCCACCGAATGAAAAGAACAAGAAAACTGCTGCCTACCGCAATGCTGCTTTAACATTTGCAAAAAACTACGCTAAGTGGTCTGCTGCTCGTGAGTATTGCGAAGATAGGCAGATGAATTTTTTAATACTCACCGAAGATCACTTAGGAGTATAGACCAATGGCAACAGGTTTCGCGTCTGTCCAACGCAATACAGTAAATAAGGACTCAGGTTATAAAACACTCTTTGAAAGAGTGACAGAAAAAACAGGAGGAGAGAAGAAATCTCTTTCTTGGTATAGATCAGCAGTTAAACAAGAAGCTAGTGCTTACAAGTTAAACACTAAAAAATACATCATAGACGAGAGAAGAGATCGTAGTGGTGTTGCAAAAGAACAAGATGCAAATGAACTTCGTAAGTTTACTGTCGAAGGTCATATGTACATGTTTGAATACAAAGCAAAAATGAAGTGGTTGCCTTATTATGATAGATTCCCCTTAACATATGTAATCAAGTCAACCAGAACCGAATTTTGGGGAGCAAATTTACATTACATGACACCAAAAAGAAGAATAATTGCTGTAAAGAAATTACTTCAGGGAAGAATTGACATACCTAAGGTATGTTTCCATAAATATTTGCATAATCATGTTGAGAATTACTATCTAGATCTTGCGTCCAAAGAATGGGACACAGCTATATTACTACCAACTGAACAGTTTGTAAAAGATCTCAATGGAATGATATTCCCAGTTGAAAAGAAACTAGTTTGGGAAGAAACCGAAGATAAATTCTATGACAAAATAACTGCAAAAAGAAACATCATGGGATACGGGACCAAACAATCAAAGGAGATGAGTAGATAATGGCAAATGGAGGACCAGGCGGACAGCTTGACGACATAGCAAAGAGAGAGGAGGCTAAAAGGAAGGCATCCGAGGATGCTGCGGCAGCTGCCAAAGCATCTGATGCTGCTGCAGCTGCTTTAAAACCAGTAACATCTACTCTCGTAGCTCCAAAAGATGGTAGCAGTCTCAGATATCCAAATGACCTTGGAACGACTGACAGCGACCACTTTGCTGTGTTTGATTTTTATGATTACTCTGCTCCATTTTCCAAGGAAAATCAAACAGCATCTGGTGGTTCAGCAAATCAGTATTCACTAACAGCGTACAACTCATCTGCAGAGAATTTAAAACCATCAATATATCCTCAGGTTGTATTGTATATGCCAGAGGGTGTTGCCTCTTCATATAGAACCAACTGGGATGGAAAAGCATTTGGTAATGTTGTAACATCAATCCTTAAAGGTGCTGGAAATTTTGCTGGAGGAGCGTATGCAGAGACTATCAAAAATGTTGGTAATGAAGTAAAGCGTAATATGGCAACTGGATTGACAAATCTGGGGGCAAATTTCACTACTGCTATTGCTAAAAGAATTACAGGTGACTCTGTTTCAACTCAAGACATTTTTTCTTCTACTGGTGGAGCAATTCTAAATCCAAACGTTGAATTAATTTTTGGTGGACATGATCTTAGAACTTTACAGTTGACCTTTAAGATGGTTCCTTACAATCTCCCAGAAGCACAAACAGTTGATGAAATTGTAAAAACTTTCAAGAAAGTTATGCTACCTAAATTTAATGGTGGAACAAACATGTCATCTTTCTGGAAAGATAGTGGTGGAGGAAATGGATTCATTGGCAATCCAAACCTGTGTAAGATCACATTTTTCAAAGGATCTAGTCCCAATGAAGCAATCACACAATTCAAAACATGTGCGATCACAGATTTTGACGTGAACTATACACCAGATGGTGTTGCTGCTTTCGGTCCTGACGGATACCCAGTAGCAACTCAAATCTCATTGAGTTTCATGGAAACCAAACTTGTATATGCAGAGGACGTAAATAGCGGTTACTAAAATGTATTTTTCTATTCTACCAAACATTCAATACGACGAAAAACCTTTAGTATATCCGTATTCGGAATCTGAATTTGTCGTCGCTAAAAATCTTTTCAGAAAGTATAAGATCAATGCAGATGTATTTTCATTTGCAGTCTTCTTCCAGAAATATATTTTAAAAGACGGAGAGACTCCAGATTCACTTGCTAATAAAGCGTATGGAAATCCATTCTATGATTGGGTTATTCTGATAACAAATAGCGTTGTCAATCGACACTTTGATTGGCCACTAAGCAACTATGAGTTGACCAAGTATGCAGAGAGTCAATATGACGATCCATATGGAGATATTGCATACTACGAAACGTATGAAACCAAAGCAGGTTACAAAATTCCAAATGAATATGGAACAATGGTTGATGCTGTTGTCTTAGAAGGAGGATTGAAAGTAGACAGCACCTTCTTCAATAAAAACTTTGAATATTTCAATGGTTCTGGATACACAACAGTCCCTGGCAATACTGTTTGCAGACCAGTAACTGTCTTGGAAGACTTAACTAAAAAGAATGAACAGAAAAGAGAGATCTTCCTATTGAAACCAGAATACTTCAGACAATTTGTTGACGACTTCAAGAGGCAAAATAACTACAAGAAAGGTTCCGATACTTACATCAGCAAGAAACTCAAGAAGACAAAGTAACGCATCTTTTTAGACAAAAAAATAGCGGGAAAAATTTTCCCGCTTTTATATAATTCAGAAACCCAATTCGTAGCAAGTAGATCGTGCTAGTTCAGGTTTCTTTTTTAATGCTCTATGAACATGACCGTGAACGTCTGTCTCTAAAGTAAGGTGTGCTTTAGTATGCACAAACTGAATCACAAATAGCATTCCAACAAACGTAAGGTTTAGATAAGTGACTGGATGATTCAAACCTTTCCAGAGAAACTTAATCACTCTTCAGCAAGACGTGCGAAGTATGACAGTGCGTCGTCATCTTCAACGATTGCCTCTTCCTTGACAGGAGAGGGAGCATTCATCTGCTGACGGAACGATGACTGAGGGGTGATGTCAGGGTCGTTGAACCCACCAACAGCAACTGGTTCGTACTCTTCGCTGTCTACTGTAGGAACAGCAGTGCGTTGAGTGATACCAAGCACCATATTCAAACGCCTCTCAAGGTCAGCATATGATTTGAACTGATCTTTATTGGTGAATGCCTCAAGGGAATGCTCGTTCTTCCAGGTTGCTTCTAGTTCATCATCGTCTGCACTGAGAGCAGAGACAGAATCAAACTCAGAACTATCATAGTTCCAGTAACCTGCGACCTTCTTGATCTTCAGTTTAAAGTTAGCACCTTCCCAAAGATCAAAGACATTTACAGGTGTCTCGTCTTGGAACTCAGGTTGCATCGCAGCGAGGATCTTGTCATGGATCTTCTTGCCATACTTATAAAGGAATACTTTGCCTTCGTTCTCAGGGTGCTTAGGATCCTTCACAACATAGATGTTGCTGTAGTATTGAAGCTTACGCTTCTGTTTACGTGCAGTCTCTTTGTCTTCATCTGCACCGCTGTTCCAGAGACGGCGGTTTACTTCACCAACAGGGTCTTTCTCACCCAGTGTAGTCAAGGAGTTTTCGATGTACCAACCACCAATACCTTGAAAGGCGTGGGAGTACAGTTTTGCCCAGGGGATGGTCTCTCCATCAGGGGCAGGGAGGAAACGGATAACAGCGTATCCATTTCCAGAAGCGTCAACCTCTGGTTTCCAGAAACGATCATCAACATTCTTATTGCTGGATGATTTTTCAAGTTCCTTCTGGAGGAAATCAAAATTGTTCTGGGATTTACGCTTAAGATCTGCAAAAGACATAGGATTTGTTCAGATTGAATTGGATTTGGTTTGTGTGATGCCCTATCACTCAGTCATTATAACGGACACAGAGTCGGGCGTCAACCCTCTGTGCCACCTTTCAACTGTCTCTTCATAAGTTCGACTCGCTCTGTGAGTTCATCAAACATTTGTTCGACAGTGGTTCCTGGCGTTGCGCCAAGCATAATAATACCCTGCTTCATAGTCTCTAGTACAGAGACCGCCTCGGGATCGTCACTTAACTTAATACGAAAGTAAAAAGTTTTCTGCTTCTCAATCAGCAGTGACAGTTTATCAAAGTAGTCCATTTTCTTCTCGTCATCGAGAAGAACAAAATTCATAGCAGATCTGAAACAAAACTGCTGCAGTTCCATCATCTGTTGGATGTCACCACGTACTAATTCCGATTGAAAGAAGCTCATACCAACATTAACTTTGCACGACTTGTTTTTTTCATGAAGTTGAGTTGTTGTGCCTCGTGACGGAGTTTTTCCTTCAGAGGTTTGCTAACCAACTTGTTCACACTATCTAGTTCAATTTCGTTTAGCTCACAGTAGTGGATAACCGAATCAATATAATTCATATCGGGATTGTGTAAAGCAATCTTCTCCACCTCCTGCGAGAATCTCGCAGCAGTCATAAATTTATCCTCTAATAATTGTTTTTTCTCCATACCGTTCCTGATACTCCGCGATGTACTCAACTAATTTCATAAAAAATTCTTTCTTGGGTGGAAGAACCTTGACTTGAGTTTCACCGTTCTCGCAAGCAACGATCGTGACAAGTTGCTTTACACTCATCCCGTAGTTTTCCTGAAGCATACATGCGTATGCAGTTTCCTGAACGAAGTAGTCGTATAAGTATTCTTCACGCTTGGGCGCTTCGGCAGTCTTAAAATCAATAATAGACAGCACACCGTCGAACTCAGCGATACAATCTACGCGCCCTGCAATCTCCAAATGTTTAGAGTAGAGCGCCGCTTCTTGTAAGTAAATATTATTTATACGGTCCAAAGTATCCTTGCTGTGGTGAAACATCAATACAGGCAACGGATGTGCTTTGTACTTTTTTAGATCTAGATTATTGTTGAAGTAATCTTCCGCAATAGAGTGATACTTTGTACCACGTCCAGTAGCACGAGTGGTCTTTGCATTCGCTTTCTTTTCACCAACACGGGCTCGCCACTTGGCAATACCCGCCATCTTCTTAGCATTGTTGCCAATCACAGTGGTGACAGATGGATAATGATGTCCTGTTGGTGTAAGATAAACACGTTTGCCTTCCACCATTTCAGCAGACATTTCAATAGGATCTAGTCCCACATGATTAAACAACTTCATAGACCCAGATTAATTTTGTTGATAAGGTAAGACTTGACCAAACCAGATCTCACGATGTCATCGATACCAAACTCTACGAGTTGAAACTCTGGCATATTTTGAAGAATACGTTGGAAGTCAATGATACCTGTACGTTCGCTGATCTTCTGCAAGTCAGTCTGTGCAGCATCACCACAGAAAACAATTTTGCTGTCTTGTCCAACACGAGTGATGATCGAATCGAGTTCGTGGAAGTTCAAGTTCTGGCACTCGTCAATAATAACGATTGCATTGTCGAGTGTAGTACCACGGATGAAACTAGTAGACCAGAACGAAATAGTTTCTTGCTGCTTTAGATTATCATACAACATTTCGTATGAGTTATCGTCTGGCATCTCAAACATAGATTGTACCATGTTCTTGTAAGGAATCTGATAGAGAGAAGATTTGTCTTCATGATCTCCAGGAAGAAAACCAATTTCTCTAGTTGCAACTAGAGATCGTACAATGTAGATTTTTTCGTATGGTGTGTAATCATTCAGCACATCCTTAAGTGCCTTATACAGTGCCACAAAGGTCTTTCCTGTGCCTGCTACACCATAAGCATAGATCATCTTACCTTCGTCCCAGGCATCAAACAGCACCTTCTGATTGTCAGTCAGAGGTTCAACGGGGAGCATGTAATCTTCGCCAATGGGTTTACGACGCTTACGTTGCTTCGCATTCATACCTTGTCCAGGTGCTTTAGTAGTCTTCTTTCTTGCAGGCATAATTCAACTGTATTTTTCAGTAATTGTTCTGTTGTTCTTGACTTTCGCTTGAGGGACAATCTTGTTCTTCATAATGTCAGTCCATCCAGGATGAGTTTTGCTCATCTTGTCTCTCCATTCTCCCACTTCACCAGAGGCAGGACAAGTAGAGGGATCACTCCAATCTCTATCCCAATCGGGATTGTCTATCTTCCACTGGTCCCAATCATGAACGCTAATTCTAACGTCCTTTTGTTCACCAGTGGTCTTATTAATTACAGGATATGTTGCCATTAGTTCCACTCCAATGCTTCTGCACAAATAGGGAATTGTTCAACGAACACACGCCTAGCATCCAATGCAATATCCATGTGTTCTTTCTGCGTTCCATTAGCAGAGCGCAGAGTTATATAGTGAATCCATGAGCGAACGGATCCCGTCA